ACCGTCTTTATATATAGGGGGTGGTACATCTTTTTTCATATTTTTTGCTGCTTCTTGTACTTCTTCTAAGCTCCTTCCTTCTATTTTAAATAGTTCAAAAGCAGCCTGGAACTCTTGACTTTCTTTATACAAAGGACTGTTCTCTATTGCTTGCAAAGCTTCATTATCTAAGTCTTCTCTGCTTTTACCGGAAAACAACCTAGCAATACCTTTAGCAGTGGCTTCAACAATATTAGATGCTCTTTTATTGTTACGAGCAACAACATCAGAAAACTGACCTTCTGGCATATCTTCATATTGATCATAGGCTTCGTAGAACAAATCCTTTCTTCGCTTCCACAAAGGGACACTTTGATCACCATATTTAACTGATGCATCAGCCCTTTGAACAGCCATTAATCCTATAGCTTCTTTAAATTTAGTGGGGTCTTTACCTAAGCTTGAATGTTGAGTGTTCAATAATTCCGTTTGTTTATTTATTTCATCTTGTCGCCAATAATCGTCCAAAGTACCTTCATAACTTTCAGCTTCCTGATACTTTTTCTTCACTGTATCTACATTTCTTTTTGCTGTAGTTACCTGCGTTTGCTTTCTTCGCAAGTCTTCACGATTTTCAAAATCTTCTATATTTCTTTTGAAAGGTGTTTGGATAATATCTTCTACTGCACCTTCAAAAGCTCCACTAAGTGACTCACTAATTTTACCAGTTATGCTAGACTTTAATTTATCACCAAAAGATTCATCCTCTTGCCTTCTTCGTTGATCAAGAATAGATCTTCTATCTCTTGCTCTTGCTTCAGTTATTGATTGAAAAAGTCCTGTAGACATTACCTAGCTCCTAAAAGTGATGGGCCTTGTTCCTCTGGCCTATTTAATAATGATTCATTGGCTATGGGTTCTGGAGACTCCAACTGTTCCAAAACATCTTCTGGAAATTCTTCACCTATCTCAGGTTCTCCAATTATGCCAACAGCTTGTCCTAATGCTGAAATATCATCTTCATCATCTTGTTCTATTACAAAATCTATCTCTAATCTTTCTGCTAAAGAAGCAAGCATATAAACCATAGGCTCTACCAAAATTAACAGCATGTCGGGATTTATCAGACCCTCTTGAAAGCCTTGAATAAGAATTGTTTTTGTAATGTCCAGTAAAGGTACTTGTTGCTCTATAGCAGTCATCAACTTGTCGTACACTTCTTCAGAAGTAAATAATTCAAAATAGTGTTCAAGAGCTTCTGTCTTTTTAGTAAATACAGGCGGTTGCAGAAAAGGAGCGTTCTGATCTGGAGAAGCCGTTAAAGATTCTCCGGGTATAGGACGATCTGTGTTGATCATTTCTTTTCTGAATGAAGCATCTAGTTCTGACATAATCTATTATCCTACGATAAAGCGTAAGTTGGTTGTGCAGCAAAAGCGGTCAGTCTATCTTTATAAACTGGCGTTTGAATAAAAAATGTATTAGTATCATGAGGATTATCGCCCGTATACTGCTGAATAACTCCTATATTCTCTACATCGGCTGCTGCTAAAATTTCTGCCCTAGTTCGTTCTCCAGTATCAATCTGCATAGTATTTCGTATTTTCTCAATTGCCTCATCTTCTTTATCAAACGCAGCATCTTTTAGTGTAGTTTTAACACTTTCACCAAAAGAATCTATAACATCCTCTGGAAACTCTTGAAATTCTGTTTTTACACGATCACCAACATCACCAAAATAGTCTACTGCTCTATCCATAAGACTTCGTTGGGCTACAGGGGTTTCTACAGGACCAGCTATATTTAAAGAAAGATCTGGAGGAGCAGAATCCCCCATATCCTTAAATTCAGCTTGAGAAGCAGTAACAGTTGATTCAGGAATAAACCTTTCCTCTCCTGGCTTTATAGCGAATCTTTCTCGACCTTCTTCATCGTACTGCACATCGGCTTCAATATTAGGACCATAGGCTGTTTTTATAATCTTTTTAGAATTATCATAGGCAGAAGCAAAACCCCCATCCTTACCGAAATATTGACCTTGTTGTGCGGCTTCTCCTAATCCTTCTTTAAAGTATTGACCGTCATAATTATCAATTCCTATAGTTTTTGCTATAGGTTCAAAAACATTTATGCCTACTGCGTTAGCTCCTGTTTTTAGAAGAGTGGTTATACCTTCAGTAACACTCCTAATAGGCGCAGAAACTTTACTAACTAGACTTCCTCCAAAATTTAAAGTATGTCCCAAAGCTGCCCTAGAACCTCCTTTACCTATTAAAGCGTTTGTGAATTGACTAAAAGTTACTCCTGTCTGTCCTGCTGCTGTCTTTAAACCTAAATTAAAAACATTGTTACCTAGACCTTTTAATAGCGTACCTCCTATACCGGGAAGTAACATAGACATAGCAAGACTGCCTAGCATTCCAAACCTTCCCATAAACTTTCCAAATTTTTGAAAGCCTGACTTAATAGCTTTTCCAATTTTTTTAAAACCGTTTTTTATGCCTTTCCAAGCTTTTGACAAAAATCCCATTCTTATTCTCCTGTATTTTAACCTGTAGCAATAGCTGTAGCAAAATCAACGTCTAAAATACTTCCTATTAACTTATACATGCTTTCTCGTTGATTAATAAATTGATTATCGGTCATAAAATTTTCACTCGCAAACCCTGCATTAATGACAGATATTAATCTTTCTTCCTGTGTTTGATCTTTAGCAAACTCTTTATTACTAAAATCTCTTAGTTCTTGCCAAAGTTGTGCATTAGCTTGTGAGCTTAGGGAAAAAGCATTCTGTGCATTTTGAGCATTGACAGCATTTTGTGCAGCAGTATCAGCCATATTAGCTTTACGTCTCCACTCAACATTAGATTGTTCTACTGCCTGTGCATTAGCAGCATTCCACTGTTCTCTTTGGCTTTCTAACTGAGAATTAAATTTAGATGCATCTGTTATCAATTGTGCATTAAGTCTATCAGCTTGTGCTGTATTGTTAGCATCTAAGGCAGCTAGTCTATTAGTTTCAGTAGTGTTAAACTGCTCCATAGCATTAGTTTGAGAAACATTAAACTGTTCCATATTCTGACCTAGATTAGCCATAAACTGATTCATCTGATTTTCAGAAGTTGCATTAAACTGTGATGCAGCATTTTCAGCAGCTTGATTTGACAATAACTGTTGTTGCCTCTGCTGAGAGTCAAGCATGTTTGCCTGTTGCTCATTAGAGAGATTTGCTAAATCCATTCGTAAAAAATTATTTGCATTAGTTATTGAAATTTTTGTAAGCAAGTCTGCTTCTTGCATATCCATAGCTGCTAAAGCTGTAGCATCTTGCATAATAGTCTGTTGCCTTGCGTTGAAGTCTGTTAAAGTCGCTGTTTGCATAAATTTACTATTAGCTAATTCCATTTGTTGATTAGCATTAAACTGGGCAATATCTAAGTTAGCGTCTATTTGTGCGTTGAACATAGAAGCAGCTTGTTCATTACTGAGATTAGCAAGACCCATCTGTTGTGCAAGTTGCGCGTTAACTTCTCCAGCCCTCATTTGTTTTTCATAGCGTTGTAATTCTGCAACATTTTCAGCATTAAAGTTTGCAGAGTCTGCAGCAGCCCTTTCAGTAAGGTTTGCTAAGGATACTTTTTCTGCAGCACTCAACTGAGCTATTTCTGCTCGTTGGCGTAACTCTGTATTTTCAGACATTACTTTTACATAAGTGCTTAATTCTTGTAATCTAAAGTTATTAGCTGCTGTAAAATTTGCAGAGTCTGTAGCCGCTCTTTCTGAAAGGTTTGCTAACTCCATCTGCTGTTCAGCGTTCATGTTAGCCAAGTCCATTTGTTGAGCTAAACTAGCATTAGTCTTTTTAAAGTCTACAAGTACGCTAAGATTAGTTAAACGCTGTTGATTCTCAGCAGTCATAGTATCTCTAGCTGCTGCATTTTGATTTGTTAAGTTAGTAAGCTCAACTCTTAATTCAGCAGACAAATTAACTTTTTCCATATCTTGCTCAAGATCTGCTTGTCGCATTGTCCTATTAACTTTAGCGTTAAAAGATGCAAGCCTAGCCTGTTGATCTGCATTAAGATTAGCAGCCCCTGCTGCATTTAGAGCTTGTAAGTTTGCAAGATCTAATCTTGCGCCAGCAGATAAATTAGCAATAGAAGCTTCTTGTCTCTGTTTAGATTCTTGTTGCGCTCTTTGTTGAGCTAGTTGGGCGTTAGCAAGTTCTGTTTGTTGTGCCTGTTGTGCAGTAGTTAGTACGGCTTGCTGCTCAAAATCACTCTGCTTAACTTTAATTTGTTGGGCCATCTGTGCAGTCTGTGATGCTGCTGTTTGACGATTAGCCAAATTAGCCATACGAAGCTGCATGGTCTGTTGTGCAGTAGATAAATTAGCTTGCTGTTCATTGCTAAGGTTTTGTGCAGCACGTTGCTGTAGGGCTTGTGCGTTGCTCTGAGCGATAGGTAAGGCACTTTGTATGATTGCATTGAATAGCGCGTCACGGCCCACCGTAGAGACTGAGAGACCCCTAGAAGCCATCTGTTGCTCTATTGCTGCTACGGCTGGTCTGGCCCATAAAGGAGTTTTACCTTCTTCCATTCCAGCTAAAAGATTTTCCATTTGAGTAGAAACTAAAGCTTCTGTAGGTAAGGCAGCAACCGCCGCTACTGTTTCAGGATCTTTACCCCTATCAAGTTGGGCTTCTACAGTTGCAGGATCTTCAGCTATAGCCGCTGTTACTTCTTTAGGCATATTAGCGACAACAGCATTCATATCCGCTGCTGCTGCTTTACGGGCTGGTCCTGTAACAGCTTGCATAGATGCAGCGCGAAGCGTAGGTATGCCACCAATTTGTGCAGCATCGCCTTTTGGTGCCTCTCCTAAAATAGCCTCGCGGCCTTGCAAATCTACAGAAGGAGCCTTTCCTAGCTCTTGTGCAATGCGTGAAGAAGCTTGCCCTACTTGTGCCTCTCTACGTTCTGCTAATAAAAATTCAGGTATATCCTCTAAGTTTGTGCCTTCACCTGTAACAATATCTAATAGTTCTTTTCTTTCACGTTTATCAATAGTTTGTGCTATACGTTTAGCTGTTTTAGGATCTTGAGCTTCAATTATTGTAATACGATCATCTTCCGTTACGGCAGTTGCATATTTCTTTTTAGAAGGTCTAGTAGCTGCTTTACCTTTTGCCTCTTTTTCTGCTTCTTTATCTCTTTTAGCAGCCTCAGTGCTTGGAGTTCTATCTTCAAGATTTAGTTCAGCCTTTGTCGGATCTCCTTCAAATTCAGCAGCAACAGTAGCAGGTTTATCTGCTTCTACAACAGTTGAAGCTGTATAAGTAGACGCTTCCATGGGTTTATCTATTTCAATACGCTCTCCAGTTTCTTGATTGTAAACAAATATTTTTCCTTCTGAAGGCATTACAGCAGGATAGTTTCCTGGTGCTTTAGGAGGAGATGTAGAATAACCAGCAGGAATACCAAATTGAGAACCAGTAGTAACATCACCTTCAGTAACAGTTGTTGCTGTAGGAGCAGTAGCAGTTCCTGCTTCAGCTTTAGTAAAAGTATCTTCATCAAGTTTTTGTACTTCTGTAGAGTCAGCACTAGTATCAGTTATACCAACTAAACCCCCATCCTCATCTTTACCTGTAGTTGCAGCAGTCCTGAACCTATCATCAACTATAGTACCATCTTCATCTCTTGTGAAAACATCTCCAGAAGCTATTGCAGCCCGTTCTTTTTCAATTTCATCTATTTCTTCTTGAGTCAAGCTGTTCTCCTCGTTAGTAGCATTAGCAGTGTTAGTATCACTAGAATTTTCACTATTTTTAGCACCCTCTCCAGTATTTTTGTCCCTAAGTTCTTCTTGCACATCCTCTGGAAGTTGATCCAGATTGGGGCCACTCTGCCCACCTGTCATAACAGGAAGTTGTTGAGCAGAATCATCTACAATATTTAAGTCTGCTGGAGGCGATCCTTGTTCATTATCTATATTTCCCTCTACTTCTTCTGCGTCAGCAGGATCTGATGCTGCTTCACCCCCCGGTATAGTGGTATCTGGGTCTACAAAACCACCGGGATCTACTAGTGTTTGAGTGCCATCAGGATTTAGCCTAAATACTGGTGCTTGCCACCTACCGCCTGGACCAGACACACTGCCAGTTTGTTTACGAACACGTCCACCAGCCCTTAGATCTTGACGCTGAGTACGTTTAAGCTTCTTAAAGTTTTTAGTATTTCTTTTAGCTCTTTTACTACTCATAATAAATCCTTCAGTAGTGTAACTATTACAGCGCCTGAAGTTGTGCAGAGCGTGCCAACAAGTAACCATGCAAGTTTTTCCCAGCGTTCAGCATGATTATCAGTTGCTTTACGAAGATTTTTTAATTCAACAGTACACTCAATCCACCGCTCCCCACATTCTTTTTCATGTTCTGAAATGCGTTTAAGAGCCTCTAAAGCTATATCCATTTCTGTTTTAGTTACTGACATTAGAGAGTGTCTGCTTTTGCAGAAGAGTCAAAGATACTGAAATTTTTTAAAACTATGTTCATGTTCACTCCTCTACAAGATTGTGAAGCTACCAAGGAATACCGTTGCTTTGGGTAGGATTTTTTTGTTCTGAAATTTGTGCAGTCAATGACGCTTCAATTTCATCTTTATTGACCTCAGAATGTACCCACCCAAGAACCGTAGATTCTGTTAGCTCACTGTAAGCTACAAAGTCTGATGCTGAAGGGTCTGGTGTAAAGCTGCAAGAGCCATAACTCTGCGCTGCGTAAGTATTGTCCCCTACAGTTTCGGAGTCTCTAACGCGCCAGTGTGCGACTGTAACACCTCCGTCACTTACGTTACGTTCCATTGTTTTTATGTACCAAGTTGCTGCCATTATTTTTCCTCCGATTACTCAGGTTTTGGATATTTATTTTTGATGGCTTGGATACGAGTCTTCCAAGCGTCGAAGTCGTGAAACATTTCGTCAAGCTGAGTGTCCCAGCTACCATATTCTTCCAACCGTCCACGCAGCCAAGCACTTGCATCTATCTCTGCTTGCGCGGCTTCTTGACTTGCAACCCAAGCATTATTTTCTTCTTCAGTTAGTTCGATGGTTTCGCCATCTACCATTTTAAAAACATTTGTGCTCATTATTTATTCCTTTATGACGTTGCTAGACCGTAAAGAGTGAAGTTTCCTTCATCTATATTTCCGCTTTGGAAACTAAACTTGATCTTCGTGATTGCCGCATCTCTTTCTGACGTACCAGCATTCGACATCACGCCAGTTGCAATATTTGGGTTTGCAGTACCTTGAAAAGCGGCTGATCGAAAACTGATCGTTGATGAGCTGTTTCCAAACCACAACTGAACAGTGCCTCCGACTGTGTCGCTCATGTCTTTAGAAATCCGAGATACACTCTGTGATGTTTGCAGTTCACCACCTGCAGAACCGCTATAGGTTCCCGTATGAAGCTTATTAGTCACATACCCGCTTTCGGTGTACGAAGCACTACCACCGTATGCACAAATAAGTTGAAACTCCTTATTTCCAGAACTTTTCAAATTGCTAACGTCAATCATGTAGTGGGTGTACCCAGTTATGCTAGTGAACTCTAGGGTGGATACGGCACTACTCACCGTGGAGTTTGAAATGACTGTCCAAGCGCCACCACCACCACCGCCACCGGATGCATCCTCCCAGGCGACTCCTGAGCCTGTTGAGGTGAGTACCTGTCCATCTGAGCCTTGGGCACCACCCACCGTTAAATTGTTCAGTTCGACAGTGCCATTCACATCAAGTTTTTGCGTAGGGGTGGTATTGCCTATGCCTACGTTCCCTGCCTGTGACACGTATAGCCCAGTCGTTCCTGCTGCATTGTTAACGACTAGAGCAGGGTCGGTGTTATCAGTTCCGTCAACATCGATCAGAACACCGTAGCCGGTTGCGTTGTCCTGTGAGAAGCGCGCAACATACCCATCATTGGTATCGTCGTTCACATGAAGGCGAGATGTAGGCGACGCAAGCCCAATTCCTAAATTTCCGGTCGAACCATCTATAGTCATCAAAGCAAGAGAGTGAGTCGCCGTGGATTCTGCATGTGAAGTCGTTGCTTGCCGGGTAATATCAAAAGAATCGGAAGAGGTGTAAGGATTCCCCGCAAACCACTCAACGTCATTTGCTTGGTTGTGGAAATACACACCAGCGCCACGGGTGGTTCCATCCGCGTCGAAAATCAGGCGAGACTGTGTGTAGCCAGCACCACCATCGTTCCCAATATGAATGGTTGAATCTACATCTAGCGTGTAGGCGGGGGCCGTAGTACCAATTCCCACCGTGCCATTAGTCGCAATTCTCATAACTTCAGATGGAGTAATCGCATCGTCTTTTGTCCGGCTTGCATCTGCGCCGGCGTAAAACTTTATACCATCGTCGCTAAATGAGTCTAGCTCGATAGCAGCATATCCGTATGTGCCTGTGTAGGGGTTAAGGAACGTACTTGCCGACGTGCTACCTTTTAACCCTGCACCTACTACGATTGAAGCGGTGCCATGCTCTGACCATATAGTGTTGTAATGCGCCGTGCCGTTTGTATAGCCCCACGCAATCCCTCTTCCGGCGGTCGCGCTGCCTAAATCTAAAACATTTTGCGGATTAGTAGATCCAATTCCTACATTGCCCCCGTCTAAAATAGTGACGTGAGTCCCCACACCGCCTTCAACAATCTTAAGTGCGCTGGCACCAGTGTCGTACATAATACTGAATTCGTCAGTTCCGCCGTCGCTAAACTGTAGCTCTGGACTTCCTGACGTTGAGTTAATCTCGACAATTGGTGATGCGCCTGCGACCTCAATGAGATTGCCGGGAGATGTTGTACCAATTCCCAACTGGCCCGACGAATTAAACCTAGCCATTTCGGTGCCAGCACCTTTTCCAGTAAAGGTCAGATTATCCCCGTTATGATAGTAGCGAATGCCCCCTGCTGCCGTGTTGCCTGTATCTCCAAAATAAATATTTTGTGTAGCAGTCGTTCCTGCTGAATAAAAATACTGCGATACATCACTGTCAGCCGTCGAACGAATACGCGCTAAAGTAGCTCCTGAATCCATAACGTCAAGCCTGTAACCTGCCGTAGCAGTTCCACCAATTCCTGTGTCATCGCCAAACGTAGCACCCGCATTGAACGTAGCTAAACCTGCTGCACTCGTGTCCAGCGTGAGCATGTTGACCCCAGAACCTCCGTCGTTTCCACGCAGGATAATGTCGCTATCTTGTTTTGCGGCTTGAACGTAGTTGCTCGTACCATCATGGTAAAGAATAAAGTCTGCATCATTGCCTAATTTTACATATTTACTATCTGCTAATGCAATATGGTCAGAAAATGTAGCAACACCACCGACTGCTAAAGTAGAAGCCATATCTACTGCACCATCAATATCTACAACATCAAGGTTAGCAGTACCATCTACGTCTATGTCCCCAGAGATGTCTAGGTTTGTGAAGACCGATGTTCCGACTGCTGTGATTTTATCGTTGAACGTGGCTGCACCGGCTTCTGACATATCCAATTGCAGTGCCGTAATTGTGGAGCCACCGTCATTCCCTCGAATGTGTACGTCTCCGTCACTTATTACAGAATTAAGATAAAGGTCGTTGCTCGACTTAGTGATGTCCCCAAAATGAGTTCCGGCGCTTTTAAAAATAATGTTATTTCCGGCAGCATCAAGGTTGATATCCCCAGCTACATCAAGGGTCAGGTCACCAGAGGACAAATCAATCTCTGTACCATCTATTGTAATATTGTCAACAGAAACAGTAGTAAATGATCCAGCCGCTGCAGTAGAGCCACCAATCACAGTACTATCAATAGTACCACCATCAATATCTGGAGTATTAATATCAGGAGAAGTAAGTACTTTATTAGTAAAAGTTTGTGATCCTGTTAATGTAGCTACCGTAGAATCAACAGCCAGTGTAACAGCATTGCCTGTAGCACTAGAATTAATACCAGTACCTCCAGTAACTGTAAGAGTTTCTGAAGAAAGATCAATTGCAATTGTACCACTGTCTGTAGTAATATCTAAATCTGGGCTTGTTTGTGCATCTACATAAGCCTTAACAGATTGTTGAGTAGGTATAAGTGTTGCAGAGTTAGAAGACATATTATCTTCATCTACAAAGGCCGTAACAGTAATTGTACCGTCACTTAATGAACCATAAGTGATTGTACCAGTAGTTGTAATAGCTGATGAGCCATTATTAATAGCACCAAAACCTGAAGTAATACTTCCAGAGTTTAAAGCACCTATAGTAGTTACATTAGATAAAGTATCTAATGAACTTTCAAAATATGTTTCAAAAGCAGTAAGACTAACTTGCACCATTGTGCCGCTGTCATTAACTATAACCTTGTCTGCGTCTGCAAGAGTAACGGAGCTTGCTGAAGTATTCCCATCTATAATATTAATTTCTGCAGCAGTAGCCGTAACGCCATCAAGTATGTTAAGTTCTGCGGCAGTACTTGTAACACCATCAAGAATATTTAATTCAGAAGCAGTGGATGTAACACCGTCAAGTATGTTAAGTTCTGCGGCTGTTGCAGTTACTCCATCAAGAATATTAAGTTCAGCAGTAGTGCTAGTTACTCCATCAAGAATATTAAGTTCTGCAGCAGTGGCTGTAACACCATCAAGTATGTTGAGTTCAGCAGCAGTAGCAGAGATTGCAGTGCCATTAAAATTAATAGCATCTAAGTAGGCTGTACCATTAATATAAATGTCCTTCCATTCTTGTGAAGAACTTCCTAAATCGTAAGTATTATCTGTATTAGGAATAATATTTGAATTAACGTCAGCGCCAAACACAACATTATCTGTTGAAGCATCGCCCATTGTAAGCGTACCGCCATTAAAAGTTGTTGTGCCTGTAACCGTAAGATTACCACCAACACTAAGATTGTTAGTAGTTGTTACATTTCCTGTAAGTGTTGTAGTTCCAGTAACTTCAAGAGTACTAGCAAGAGTAGTAGCGCCTGTTACACCTAATGTTCCTGCTATTGTAGCATTTACATCTACATCTAAAGTATCAATATGGGCAGTACCATCAAGAAATAAATCTTTAAATTCTAATGAGCTAGTGCCTAAGTCAATATCACTATCTGTTACAGGAACAACAGCACCGTCTTGGATTCTTATTTGCTCTACAGCACTACTAGAAACTTCTACAAAAAATCCTACTCTATTATTTGTACTATCTACTACAATTTTATTAAGAAAATCTTGATCTCCAACAGTATGAATATTTCCGCCTTCACCAGCAGTTCCATCATGTCTATGACCAGTAGTTCCAGAAGAAGCATAAGAAAAAGCATTTACAATTTTATTATACTCATTGTTAAATAATGAAGCACTAATAGTGTCTCCATCAGTAAAACTACTCTGTCTTGTGTAACTTGTACCTGCCATATTATCTCCTATTAGCTGGTGTATAGTCTATATACATGCCGTTTATCGCGTAAGGTGGATTAGAATCTTCTGTTCTTAATCTAAAACTTGTAGTGTGTCCTCCTCCCTGTACAGCCTGTCTCACCATAGGATCATTAGATGCTCCAAATACTCCTGTACCAAACAAAGATTCACCAAAAGTAGCTGGTAAAGGAACTGAAAGAAGAGTATAGTCATTAGGTTGTGGGTGATCTGGATCATTATAATTATAACGTACCCTTAAAACAGGCTGCGCTGTACCTTCTGGAGTTATAGAAATTTTAAGATAATTAATATTTTTCCTAGTTCCAAAATCTCCAAAATCATAGTTCGGAGTTTCGTAGGTAGCTCTCATACTTGCAGAAGATCCTTCATGATAAAAAGTATTTCCAGAATCATGGACGTATATATAACCATCATCATCGCCATGAAAAGTTTTTTCTACTCCGTTACTATTAAAACCTGAAGTTATAGCTGTAGCTTGTATTCCTTTAGTTTCTGACCATTGAAATCCTTGAGATGTAAGAGAACCAATAATTCCTTTAGCTTGTGAAGGAATATCGCTTGAAACAGTATAGAATAATCTATATTGAGATTTTTGTCGCAATACTACACTGGAGACTACAAAACTATCAATACTATTAGCAATAGTTTCTGTAATAGACATTATTTGTCTGCTTACCGTTCCTAATTCTACGTCACCAATACGTGCAGTACCCGCAATAGTTCTCACTCCATCTGGACTTAAAAATACTAAGTCACCAGCAATTTCCTGAATACTATGATTATCTAAGCAACCTACATTTTTAGTTACAGGTACTATAGCTACAGTAGAAGAATCGTTTATGTTTATTAGTTTATAAATACTATTCTTACAAAAGATAATAAGATCGTCTCTGAATGATTTTAAACCTATAACTTTATCATCAAGTTTTATGCTTCCAGAACCTGTAGAAGTAAAATCGTCTATATCATTAGTGCCACTATAGTAAATAGTATTGGGATTATTAGAATCTCCAGATACAACATAATGTTTATTATGTATTACACCTGTAACAGGATATACAGTACCGCTTACTGTAACTTCTTTAGCATAATAAGTTCTATTGCTTAATGCCCCAGTACCTGTCATTTTAAAATAAAAAGGTTTACTGGCAGAAGACTCATCTGTAATTAAAAGCTCTCCATACTGACTATCACCTTCATAAAAAGAAAAATTACATTGTGATTGACTTGTTCTAGCTGCTACAGATCTACCAGTAAAAGTAGAATAGTTGTCTCCACTAGCAGATACACTAGCTCTATTAATTTGTAAATATGTAATACCATCTAAAGTAAAATATATGTTTGTTCCGGACGTTACAATAAGACCATCTGCATAAACAAAAAGACCTAGTATGGCATTAGTGCTGTTAGGTCTTGTAGCATCTGTACTACCAAAAGGCTCAAAACCATTTATTCTTCTGTAACCGCCGTCTGAATCTACTTCAAAATTTTCAAGTTGTGTAGCAAGACCCGGATTAGAAAGCATTTCAAACTGATTTAAGTTTGTATTTAAGCCTCCTTTGCAGGATATACCAAAAGGTAAAGACTGCGACATTAGATAAACCTAATCCTATCATCTTTAAAATAACCAGGGTCAGGCTCCATAAGATGAAGTTTCATATTTTTTAAATTTCTTTTATAGTCTTCTAAAGAAAAAGCAGCACTTTGAGCATTATCATTAAATTGGTGTATATAATATCTAGCTTTACTTATAAGCACAGGCACATATACATCTGGAAAAACTAGTTCATCTGTGTATAAATTTAACTTTGTAGGCTGATTAAAAGCAAAAAACCAAACTCTATAAACTTTATCCGGTATTGGGCTTAACCCAAAGTTTCTAGCATCAGGACTTCTCACAACCCTACTAGGCACACCGTATTGTTGAGAATCTGCATCATCTAGGTTTTCGGCTACTCTAAAATAATCTTTCCATTCTTCAATAGTAGTATGTCTTAAATTACGTGACTCATAGGGAGCAGATTCTCCGCTAACACCTACAGTAGTTAAATAAAAATTATCCCAGTCTATATATCCATAATCAGTAGTAATAGAAGAACTTGCAGGTTTCATTTCATACCAACGAGTTCCTGCTACTGTTTCAACATAAACATTTCCATACATAGGATCAGTAGCTCCACTTTCTGCTACAGATAAAAAGGGCCACTGAGGTTCTTCATTAACAATATCTGAATAAGCTCTATTAACAATATCTTTCACATGCGTCTGTACACCTACAGAAGAATCAAAAGTAGCTGAAGTTAATTCAACTTCATTTACTTCTCGTAAGATCTCATTACAAAGCTGTAAAAAAGTAGTTGCCATTATTTTTTATGAACCTTTTGTATTACAAAATTTGCAGATTTACTAGATCCTGTATGTTTTTTATAACCATCTTTAGGATCTTTCATTAATTTAAAAGTCTTTCCAGACTTCATCCAATGATAACCTTCAGGGGCTTGAACTTTCATCGTCCTTTAGGTAGGCTCATATTGTAACCAGCCATTTTATTACAAGCATCTTCCATAGCATAAATACTAGGAGAACTACCTTTCATTTGTCCACCATGACCTTTTTTGTCACGGGACATACGTTCTTTATCACGCATCATCATGCTGCCACCATACATTTTTTTCTTACCACCATTATACATAAGACTTCTTCCTGTATATTTATTTGGAACATAACCTTTTTTTCTTGATACTTTATTCATAAAGTTTTAACTAAATTTTTTTTCCATATCTTGGACAGATACATAACCACCTTTATTGAACTTAAGTTTTTTTACTTTTTTATTATTGTTTTTATGTGTAACACGGGGAAAGGAGTCTGTTGAAGCTGCAAACTTTTTCGGGGCAAAAAATTTATTTATTTTATCATATTTTTGTTGTCGTGCTTTTTCAATAAAAATTTTATCTAAATCTTCAAGTGTTGGCTCTTGTTGTTTAGTTACATCTTTATAAAAATTTTGTTTATCCATTAATCTTGCTCCATTGAAAAAGTTTTACTTTTAGCTCTAGCTGCTTCAAACTCATTTCTATAAAAAAGAGGGTCTTTTTTAAAGATACGATCATAATTCAAATCATAAGCAGACTTGTTAAATCCTTTCCTATGCCTACTTTCTGTACTAACAATAGTTCCCGTAGACACTACAAATGGTTTTTCTTCAGAACCTATTTGAGGCATTTAATACTCCCAAAAAAGATGGGGCCACCGAAGCAGCCCCTCTTTAGTTAGTTTAGTCAATACCGTAAAAGGCAGAAACAAGTGCTTCAGAACGAAGAACTGTTGCGCCATATACGTGAAGACCACGAACAATATCACCAAAGCTATCGGGGTCACGAATGACCTCAGTATTGGTAATAGTTTGTGCAGTACAGGTGGAAGACATATGACCAGCAATACATTTACCAGCAGCGTTAGACGTTGCGGCAATGTTGTTAGTCTTATACATATCAAATCCACGAAGCTTACCAGAGCTTACCAAACCATTACGGATGGAACCCTGACCTGCATTGTAATCAACTGACAAGAGTTTAGAAGAACTTTGTACAAGAACTTCATAAAACTCAGGATTAGCCAAGAACCAACGTCCTTCTTCAGGAATATTCTGCTCATCCAGAAGACGTGCCATATGAGACAGCACATCAATAGGATCGTGTTCACTGCCCCCAAATCCAATGTCCAAGTTACCAGTACCGTCGAAAGTACCAGCAGCTATGTCAGTATCATTGTCAGAACCAAGAATATGGTTAGGACTAGATGCAGATACACCAGCAAACATTTCAGCAATAACGCCAGCATCAAAGGCATCACGCAATGCGTAAGCTGCTGAAGAAGTTGCTACATCACGAAAGTTTACATGAGACATGTTGGTTTCAATATCATCTACAATAAACTTAAATGCATTTGCAACATCCACAACCAACGTAACCTCTTGGTCAGTCAGTTTAGTAGCAGTTACATCTTGTCCCCTTTCATACTGATAAACAGTAATTTCAGGTTCTTTGATAATGCGAACACTATCACCAAATGCTGTAATTTCACCAGCATAGTCAGTATTCGTAATTGCTTCTACTACAGAAGATTTACGAAAAAAGTTAAGTACCTGCTTGGAATAAACCTTTGGCAGGAAGAATGAAGCATTTTGACCTGATACAGAATTACCAAAGTTAGCATTGGTATCTGTGCTAGGTTCAAAAAATTGGTCTGATACGTTAAAAGCCATATTTATGTACTCCTATAAAAACATAAGTTAAGCTGCTACCACACGACCCTCAGACAAAGCTTGTTTAATATCATCTTCATATTTATCAAACTGATCTAGGGACATAGCAGCGATTTCCCGCTCAGTCCAGATTTTAGGCTGTTTCGCATCTACAGAAGTTGTTTTGGTTGATACCATATCTGCGGCAGAGCCTTTAGACTGTTTTTGTCTTTTTCTAGACTGTTTTGTTTGAGTTATGCCATTTTCAAGCTTATAAAGATCAATAGCTTTTGATGCTAAAAGAGCATTATCAGGATTATTATAAATCCATTCTTGTATTTGTTCAGGTTGTTCCTTCGCCCATTCATGGAAAGTATCATGACCCCTAATATCTTCAAAGTCTGGATGCCTTTCTTTTAAAATATTTTCAGCTTCCCTTTGTAGAACTTCATGTTCACGTTGTCGCATAGACTGCAACTGTGACTCAAGTTCAGATACTTGACGTTGACTTTGTAAATGAGCTACAGTTTCAACTGTATTATACAAATCAGGATACTGATCTTTAAACTCCTCCAATTCTTCAACAGATTTAGGAGGTTCATACTCAGGTTGAACAGACCTAGCTTGAGCAACTAGTTCTTGTTCTTTTTGTTTAAAGTCAGATACCTTTTGATCATAATGTTTTTTTAGATCATCGTATCGTTTTTTATAATTGTGAGATGGTTCTGCTTCCTGCTCTTGAGGGGCTTCTTCTAAGGTGGCCTCAGGCGGTTCAAAAAATAATCCATCTGCATTATCCATACTAGGCTTATCTGGCGTGTGCCAGGGTTTCTTAGCGTTGTATGGGTTTCCTTCTTGTTCTGACATAACTTCTCTCCTTCACGGGGCTTGTGTCTTGCAAGGTAGCCATAATTCTTTTATTTGGCCTATAAAAAAATATGGGGCTTGGCTTATCAAGGTAGCCGTAAAATTTAACGAAGGCTGGGCATTTGGTTGGCACCCATCATAAGTTTTCTGATCTCCTCATCAGTTCGACTCATGTTTTCTGGGTTTTCATTTTCAACCATTCCACCAACAGCCATCGACTGTAGACCACCATCATAGGCACGTTCAGCATCATCCATCATAAGTTGGAGATTGTCTGCGCCAATTTGATCAGTGGCTTTTCTGGTCATAACAAATTCTCCGTCGCTAAGTCTAGCGGGGATAGAATCTGATACTCCCGTTCCTGGCCCTTCTACTTCTCCGGAACCAGTAAACTCACTAGCAGTAACAAATACTTTATCCATAATATCTGAAAGTCTTGGATCGTTTGTAAGTACTTCTGCTAAATAATTTTGTTCGTTATCATCTAATGATTCATTAATTATGTAATCAACATACTCTTCTTCCATCATATCGTCAGCAACTTGTGTTGCTTCTGCGTTTGCTTGGTCTTCAGGTGTATAAGTATCTACAGGCATTTCTTGTAGTTCTGGTGGTAAAAGCATAGAACCTTTTGCTTTAGCATTACGGTTTACTTTTTGTTCTCTTTCCTGTCTTTCAGATTCTAAAACAGCTTCTACCATTTTTATTAAATCTTTATCTGCTTGAGATAGTTCTTCAGAAGTTTTACTTCCATCTTGTAAAGCATCTTGTAATTGAAAGTATTCTTTTCTATCTGTGTTACTTATAGGAGCAAAACCTTTAGGACTAGCTTTTTGACGCTCTGGAGGATTTAGTAACATAATTTATTCCTTTGAATTAATAGTTGCTTCAACATTAACCTTCAACTGCTCTAGGCGTTCCAGCGAACTCACCTTCCCCTGGCTGCGGAACACTTCCAATTCCGATGTTGCCCCCACCAGTACCTGTAGCTCCAAGTTCTTGAGCGCCTGGAGGTACTCCTTCAGCGGCCCCCATACCTCCGGGTTCTTGACCAGCGGTGCCAGCTTCCGGGCTAGTGTTTTGTCCAGCATTTTGCATTCCTATAATTTGTGCCATAATAGCGGCTTCTTCAGGATCATTCAGAAGTTCATCTGGATCTAGATCTAAACTGTAAGCAAGTTCACTAATAAGCTTATTAATTTTAACAAAAGGAGCTACTGCTGGATTCTGTACTGTTTGTAAGAATGTAGTCAGTCGTTGACTCCTCACCTCTTTCTGCATTAAGCTGTTAGTGCCTGTTGCCTTAACTTCAAGATCACCTGTCACATCTAACTTAGACTCTAGGAATTGCATATTCCATTGGAAGTATGCCTCTCCTAAAGGTTTTAAAAGAAAATCATCTAAATTCTTTATAACCGTTTTGTTGTTAAGCGAAGCTGCTCCAAGCAACATTGACATGCCTGATGCAGTACGTGTCATACTTTGTACACCTGTTTGACCATGACTGTAACTAGGTATGCCTGTTTGTTCATCTGCAAGCTGTCGAAATTTGTCAAACATCATCATATTTTCTTGAGATGTATTAGGAAACTTCAGACCATTAATAGCAGTTCCCGGTACACCAGCTTGCCTTCTAAATACTTTACCCGGATAAATTTCCATAGACTGACCACCTACAAGAGCAGTCTCATCTACATCAAATACAAGTGATCCTGACAAAGCAAGATTATCAATAGCCATTCTTGCATGACCATTCATAATCTTTTGAGAATCATCCATGTTTTCTGCTACGCCAATACCAAAAAAGCTATAAGGATTCTTTTCATAACTAAAAGCTTGGTAAGGAATTCTAAAAGGTGTGAAAGGATTTACTACTGCTCTTAGAAGTTCTCCATTACACATCCAAGCATTTATCTGTACTTCATCTAAATCATCAATATCTTCTGAAAGTTCCATGCCTACTTGCCGACAGTATTCAGCATCCATAACTCCCCAGTATTCTATTACTTCAAACTGACCTGATTCTTCTGAGGTAGGATTATCTCTTAATTCATTTTCGTATCCTTTCTCAACATAGTTTGGTCCCATTCTGAGACAGTTTCTGATAGACTCCTTATCGAAATAAGGCATCTTTCCTAAACCTCTCAGTTGAGTCCTATTAAGCCTATGTCTGTGAACGACGTATTCACATTCGGATATACTTGTGGCATTTGGGTCTGGAAAAAAATCCCAAATGCTGACAAACTCAATACGAGGAACACGTACATCAACAGGAATGTAGTTCCTTGATTCGCCATTATTTTCCCAACGATGTAACGTTTTATTGAAATTAAAAGGCCCTTTAATAATTCCAGTGCCGAATAGGGCAGCTTCAAAAAGTGCATTACGAAGTTCACTAGCGCCATTAGACTCCTCTATTTGATCATGAATAAGTTTTTCCATTCTCCTTGCAGCTTTTTGAGCAGGATTAATTTCCAAAGCTTCTGCGGCTGGCACAAGATTTTCTTTAAGCATTCCTGCTTCTTCTGCCAATACATCAATAGGTTTAACAGTTTCAAATTTACCAGAACCATGAGTAGCTCCGGGTTTTAAAGTTTTTCCGTCACCCTCATAACCAACATCAAAAGGGTTTTCACTTTCTTCTTCTTCTTTACTGATACTTGTTTCAATCCCTGGCGCAGGATTATTGATATCCAAATGAGCATGTTCAGCTACACCTTCAGGAACTTTTGTTTCTGATACGCCAATAGGAAATTTACCAGAGCCAAAAATAACTTCTACTAGTTGTCCAAAAGCTGCGAGGACTTTTGTCTTAGTTACTTTTACAAAAACTCTGGATTTTTCAGATTCACGAAATCTTATATTTTTAGAATAAAGACCACGATAATTATGATAAGCTTCTAGCCAGCGACTCTCATCTAAGTTTCTTGCTGATTCTGCTGAGTAATAGCGATCAGAAATTAAACCAATAAGATTTTTCCTGAGGTTTTCTTCGAGAGTAAGTTGAAGACCTTGTTCATCTTCAAGTTTCTCAAAGTAAAGCTCATTAGCTGTTAATGTATTTTCTTCAGCCATATATTAATATCCAAATTCAGCATCTGCTGGTGTATAAGCTTGTTCCATTCTTAAATTTCTAAACTTACTAAAAAT